GTAGTTTGTTTACAAGTAACGAAAGATGTAAACGAAATAGTATGCCCTAACCCCTCCTCACAAAGATAAACAAAGCCAAAGCCGCCGCAATAAAGGCGGAGAATGAAGCGAAGCGTCAGACGGAAAAGGCGGTGAAGGAGTGGGTAAAGTACGAGAGGTTGCGGGATAAATATGGTATGGTAAAATGGGGGAATGAAGCGGACACCTTTGCGCCGAAAAGGGAAAAGCGAAACCTCGAAGATCAAGAGAGAGATACAGCGAGTGCTGCGAGAGATTGTTATTTTAAGAGACGGTGGATGTGTGTTACGAGACATCCGGCATTGTGGCGGAACACCAGATAATCCTGACACTGTATTACAAGCCGATCACCTCATCGAGCGCAGTAACAGCGCCACCTACGCTGACCCTCGCCTCGTTGTGTGTGTATGTAAACGATGCCACGGCTGGAAGCACTTCAAAAAATCAAACCACGATGAGTACGATGAGATTATAAGGTCTATCCTTCCGCCGGAACGCATACGATTATGGGATTTGGCACGCGAAAAGAGTTGGAAGCCGGCGAAAATAGACTGGAAGCTAGAGAAAGTGGCGCTCGAGCAGGAGTTGGAGGGACTGAGAGAACTTTATGCTCGATAGTATGAAATATGGAGTGCTTTGATAAAACAAAATACACAAAATGGTATGTGTCTAAATCAAACTTCAGGAAATCATTAATATGTATGAGAAAAAATTCGTGGTATAATATAGATATATGAGTCCGGTACGCAAAGTAAAAGGTGGCTTTAAGGTAGAGGGTGCAAAAAAGGTACACAAGACGAAAGACCTACTAAATACCAAGGGGAAGAAACACTAGAAAAGGCACGAGAGTATATAAACTCGTGCGTGGATAGTGTTGATGTAGATGAGAACGGCAAAAGTACTTACAATGTCAACATCCCCAAGGCGGAAGGGTTGGCACTTCATTTAGGTGTAAATAGAAGTACTCTTTATGAGTGGGCGGAAAATCATCAAGCATTTTCCGACATATTAGACGAGATAAATGCACTTCAGTCAAATCGTGTGATAAACAATGCTCTCGCTGGAAACTATAATGCAACAATTGCTAAACTGCTACTAGGAAAGCACGGGTATAAGGAGCAATCTGAACAAGACGTAACCTCTGGTGGTGAAAAAATAACATTTTCTGATGAACAAGTTGAATCAATCGCCCAACGTATCGCTTCACGAAAAGGAAGCGATGGTAATACAGCGAGCGAGGAGTAGCCTAATAGATTTCGAGATAGCTACTGACCCTCAGTATGACCCTAACTGGCACCACGAAGAAATAGCCAAAGAGCTAGAGCATATTGCTCGTAATGGTGATAGTAAATACAAAATATTGATACTGATGGTACCGCCTCGCCATGGAAAATCGAGACAAGCGTCTATTGATTTTCCAGCGTGGTATTTGGGGCAGAACCCAAATGGAGAGATTATAAATGCATCATACTCATCAGAGCTGGCGCAAGATTTTGGTACGAAAACCCGTACACTCATTCAGTCCGAAGAATATCAAAGGATATTTGATACACGATTGAAAGAGGATGAGCGAGCAAAAGCCAAGTGGCGAACAGCTATACCGAACGGAAAGGCGGACGGGAGCTATACTTCAGTCGGTGTTGGTGGACCTATCACCGGACGTGGCGCGACAATTTTGATAATCGACGATCCAATCAGAAATCGTGAAGAAGCGGAAAGTGATGTGTATCGCGAAAAGACCTATGATTGGTTTACCTCAACAGCATATACCCGCCTTGAACCAAATGGTGTGGTGATACTTATTTTGACTCGTTGGCACATGGATGATTTGGCGGGAAGGATTCTTGAAAATGAGGATTTTGCCAAACGTACTAAAGTAATGAAGTTTCCGGCAATCGCAACCAGTGATGAGGAGTATCGTAAAAAGGGACAACCCCTCTGGCCGGAGAAATACGGAATGGCTACGTTGGATGAAACAAAAACGTTTATAGGACCGTATGATTTTTCTGCGTTGTACCAACAGTCGCCAATTCTGAGTGAGAACCAAGAGTTTAATCCTGAGTGGTATAAATATATCACCCAAGAGGAGGTGGATAAGATGAATACGAGGGATTATCTCACGATAGATACGGCAATGAGCAAAAAAACGGAAGCGGATAGCACTGGTTTTTGCGATAACTCGGTGAACAAGGAGAACTTCTGGCACGTAAAAGCGTGGCGGGCTAAGATAGGACCGGAAGAACTTGTCGAGACATTGTTTTCGTTGTATGAACATCGTAAATATGAGAAAATAGGAATAGAGAAGACAACATATACTGAGGCACTCAAACCATATTTGGACGCTGAACAGCGTAAACGAGGTGTATTCTTGCCTATTGTAGAGCTGTTACACAGCCAAACCGCTAAGGATGTTCGGATAAGAGGCATCATTCCTCGGTACGCTAGTGGCAGTGTGTATCATATTAACGGCGAGTGTAGTGCGTTGGAGGAAGAACAGATGTCGTTTCCCAAAGGGATGAGTGATGATGTTTTAGACGCTACCGCTTATCAATTACAGCTTGCCAAGCCGGTTGAAGATATGCGAGAACATATGCGGGCGTTGAGAAACACACGCCAACGTAAGGTAACCAACCAAGCAAAATGATAAAGCCGACAGAGAATGAATTGGAGATAATCCACAAACTGCGAACACTACAGCCGTTTGAGAAGGTGGAGATAGTAGCGGATAAGCAAGGACAGCCCAATACCTTTATGGTAGTGCGTAGCAGAACCGAGAAGATATTGTTTACAAATAATGATGACCCACAGTATTTTGTGTGATATAATATAAGTATCCGAAGCACGGATGTCCGAAATAATGGCACATCCAATAATTCAAGAGCTTGAACAACAGAAAAAGGATTACGATACGGACGTAGAAATCGTCCCTGGTTTTAAGTGGAACCAGAAGACCACGCTTGAGATGATCGAGCATTACTCTAACTCTCGGTATTATCTCTCCGGCCAGACAGATGATATGGGGCGAGAGAAGCCGTTTTATAACATTGTTAATGCAAATGTGGACGTGTCTGTCGTCGCTACAGATATCTCCCGCAAGGACATCCGTGTCAAAGCCCGAGACCCGCAGGACTGGGATAAGTCATTTCTCCTTGAAAAAGAAGTCCAGGAATGGATGCGGGTGCAGGACTTTGCCAAGAAACTCAACGAAATGAACGAAACCCGTGCTCGGTATGGTGGGGTGTTGGTGAAAAAGATAGAAAAGGACGGCGAGTTGAAACTGGAAGTACCGGCGTGGAAGAATCTTATTACAGACCAGATAGATATTGAGGATGGGGTGATTGTGGAAACTCATTTCATGACTCCACTCCAGCTGAATCGTAAGCGTGATAGCTGGGACAATATCGACGAGGCAATAGAGCGTGCCGAGGAGGAGTCCGACAAATCCCCACAAGGACAAGCGACAGTATTTGAAATCACCGGTGAGTTTCCTGAGACATTTGATGACAGCGTGGAAGACCCTGACCCGACGAAGTACAAGCTGATGAAGTTCTTTGTTGCGGGAGAAGATGACCAAAAACAGGTTGTTTTATGGAGCGAGGAGCTTAAAGACAGACAGTATAAGTATCTCTCGTGGAAGAATCGCCCTGGACGCTCACTTGGTGTGGGTGTTGTCGAGGAAGGAGAAGAAGCCCAAGTGTGGATTAACGACACCAAACAACGGGAAAAGGAAGCAATGGAGCTTGGCTCAAAGACGATTTTTGCCACGGATTCAAAAGGGCTGGAAAACAACATTCTTACGGATATGGATAATGGGTATATTGTTCGCCTTGATGAAGGAGACCAATTTAACCAAGTCAACACCCTTACCAACGCTTTGCCGCAGTTTGATGCCCTCGTAAATAGCTGGTTCCAGCAGTTTGAGAACGCAAGCTCTGTCACCGATGCTCAGCGAGGCGATACCCCGCCGTCCGGCACACCATTTCGCCTGCAACAGCTTGTCCTCCAGCAGACTGCGTCGATGTTTGATTATCGCAAGCAGGAAATGGGTATATTCTTGCAGGAGATATTCAAGGACTGGGTTATACCGCATTTGAAAAAGAAGATTAAAAGACAACACATCCTGCGATCCGACCTAACCGCCCAAGAGCTGAAGACACTGGATAAGAACTTCCGCACCCGCCGAGCGAATGACATCATTGTAGATAAGGTCATCAATAATCCGTCAGAGGTTACGAGAGAGAAATACGAGGAATTGCAGAATAACATTGACTTGCTGCTGAAAGCAGAGGGTGAAGATAGGTTCTTCAATATCCCTGACAAATACCTTGATGATGTGGAAGGTGATATAATTATCAATATCACCAACGAACAACGGGAGAAACAGGCAATCCTGGAATCACTGTCAAATATATTCACCACTGTCTCCCAGACCTTTGACCCGAACACCGGAGAGTTCCGAGCACTGCAAGACCCGACAATGTCGAACCTGTTTGGCAGAATTATCGAAGCGTCAGGGGTGGGAATCAGTCCGGTCGAATTAGGAATCGGTCTCGGTGAAGACAAATCACCAGACCTACAACAACAATTAAATGAGGGAACACAAACTCCAACAACTCCACAGCGACAAGGAGCTTCGGGAAGGACTCGAGCTACTGTTGCTCAATAACGCACGGCAAATGGCTGGTGAAGAGTCCCTATCAGGAAAGGACGCCAGCGGATACGCCAAAGCCAAGCGAGTAATTGAGCGCACGTTCCTTGACATCGACAAACGCTTCCAGAAGAAAGAGAAGCCTAAGCACGTGAAAAATGAATCTCGGTAGAGACATAACACAGGTAAGCCATTGTTTGGCGTGTGGTATGCCGACAGAGGAGCTGGATGAAAAAGGGCATCCATACTGTCTTATCTGCCAGTACGTCGGTAAAGAGGATTCACGCCAACAGCGGTTGAAAAAGGAGAAAATTATCACTAATAACGCACGGTAATATGCCATTTGACCGAGCAAAAAAGGGAAAGAAAAAGATAAAAAAAGACGTTCTCATCCCTGATATTCGGGGTATAAGAAAACGTCGAGGTAAACGCAAAAGGAGCTAGCGGTAAGCTCGGTAAACACCGTCTATTATCATTGCCAGTTGCGTAACTGGCTAACAAAAAACGACTATGTCAGAAGAAGAACAGGACAATCTTGAGTCCGAAAATCAAGAACAGGAGGCGGGCGACTCCCAAGAAACGGAACAGGGTTCCGAAGAAACGTCCTCAGAAGACTCTGATAAAGTAGAAAAGGAACTCTACGAAAATCAGAAAACCCGCGCTGAGAAAGCTGAAGCGAAACTGAAAGAGATGAAAGAGCAACTCAGTGAGGGAGATGAGCAATCATCAGAGTCAAGTGATGACTCTCAAAAATCACAATCATTAGAAGGTAACCAAATGTCTGCCGAGGAGTTACGGCTTATCGCGAGAGCGGGCTATGATGATGATGAGTTGGACAAACTCCGTAAGGTAGCGCAGGTGGAAGAAACCTCGCTGGCTGAGGCGGAGAAGTCCGACATCTTCTCGTCGTGGTATCAGAAACGCCAGCAAGAACAGAAGTCCGAGCAAGCTCAGATGGGCGGCTCGACAGGTTCAGGCAGGCAGACCAAAGAGAAGGATGTTTCTGACCCGGGTCTCTCGGAAGATGAGCACAGAAAACTCTGGGAGCAGGCAATGAAATAGAGTATGCCACTAGGAACAGATCATTTTACAGGTGCAGACCTATCGGTTGCGATACCCTCCGTTTGGGGGAACCGCATCAATGACTTCTTCCGTTCACAGCTTCGTTTCGGTTCGTTCTTTATTGACCGTTCCGACGAGCTTGCCGAAGGCGGGGATAACCTCCTCACCATTGGCTTGACGGAGATGAGCGCGAATACGAAGTCAAATGGGTCTCAAGTTACACTCAATTCCCCAACTGAGTCTAAAGTTGACCTTACGGTTGACACATGGGATGAAGTGTCCTTTTTAATCGAGGACAAAGAAGCCGCACAAGTAAAACGTAGCTACACGCTTCAAGAGCGGTACGCTATGAACGCTGGTTACACAGCCGCGGCTGCGATTGAAGACGCAATTGCAGCACTTTGGAGCAGCTTCTCAAACACTGTCGGTACATCAGCTTCTGACGTACAGGACTCTGACCTCCGAGCGGCGGTCAAGACCCTTGCGCAGAACAACGTACCGATGGATAACACCAACGATGTCGCATGGTTCTTGCACCCGAATACGGTGTGGGATCAGGTGATGAAGATTGATAAGTTCACTCTCTTGCAGAACACCGACGGTGCAGACCCGGTACTGCGTGGAGAGGTCGGAAGACTATACGGTAAAAAGAATGCCGTAGTAAAATCTCCTCTGAATAACTGGGAACTCCTTGTTGGGATGGCAGTATAGTGGTATACTACTACTGTATGCCAACGAACGAGGACAACCAGAGGGAAGGCATTGAATTAGCTTACATTGCAGGATTTGTTGACGGAGAGGCGACAATCGGTATCCGACGGCACAAGCCGGAAAAACCGAATTGGAGTCCGAAGTATATGCCGTACTTCAGCGTCGTGAACACGAATTATCAAGTGTTAGACGACATGAAAGATTTCTTTCAGGCAAGAGTACGTCAGAATCCAATAGTAAAGCATGTAGGCTCAAAAAATGGCTACCAAAGTAGATTACCGTGCTATAAGCTAGTAGTTGCAGGTTCGTATAAAGTACCAAAAATACTACACCCACTATTGCCTTATCTACGAGTAAAAAAGGAACTAGCTGAACTCATCATTGAGTTTTGCGAAGCAAAGAAAAGTTTCGTTCCGGAAAAAGGCACAAAGAGAGGGTTTAAGCGCATAACTGCGGAGGAAGCACAGTATCGAGAAAGTGTGTATCAAAAATACCTTGATATTGTCCACCCACAACGACTGAGCGAGGAGACCCCGGAAAAAGGGGAAGCGACAGTCTGAACTCTATGGCAACATAGAGAGAGAGCGTCGAAGAACCTCTCCGCCACGAAAGTGGTCACAAAAGTAACAGATTGTTTCCGGTTATTATGTCCACTCGTGTCCCTGCTGAGGCAGGCGCGAACTTGACTGGTAACGGACGTATCAACCTATTCGCACATCGTGATGCCATTCACTGGGCACGTCTCTCGCTTCCGAGCGGTGGCGACAACCAGATGACCGGACAGTTTGGTGTACGTATCCAGACCAGCTACATTCAGGAGTATCTTGGATTTCTCACGACCGCGGACGTTGTCCACGGTGAGGTGGAGAACCGGGATGTTGCCGGTGTACAGGTCAAAGGAAGTAACTAGATTGTTACTCTCGGGGGCGCACCTCAGTCCGCGACCCCCGAGAAGGACTGAGAATAATCACTATCTATGGGAAAAGTATCCGTATCAAAAAACCTCAAACGACGGCGAACGACCATTGACTCGCATGGCAATGTGCTTGACCGTGAGGGCTTTGGTGATGAAGACAAAGTTAGTCAACTCAAACAAAAGCAACGAGAACGAGCAGAGAGATTAGGATTAAAACCAAAAGAATGAGCCACTGTTACTATGTAGGCGGACGAAGCGACGGCTGCTACTACGTACGATGTCTTCTCCCGATGAGAGCAAACGGCTGGGACGGAGATATGGTATCTATGCGGCGGAAGCCAAAAGACGAACACACTGCCGCACAAGCAGTAATGCGGGCTGATACCGTAGTATTCCAGCGTCCCGATGACCCCAGAAAACTGGAGGTAGCCAAAATACTCAAACGAGAAGGCAAAACCATCGTCTTTGACAATGACGACACGTATATCCCCGACTCCGGCATTCCGACTCAGATGGAGAGCTACTACGAAACAGAGATACTGGAGCGGATGAACACGCAGTTATACAACTTCATCCAAGTAGCTGACATTGTAACCACGACGACGGACTATTTAGCAGAGGAATATCGCAAAGTCCACAACAACGTAAAGGTACTGCCAAATTATGTTGACCCGATGGATTGGTACGAGCCCAAAGAGAATGACACGGACAAAGTGAGGATAGGTTTCGTGGGCTCGGTAGCCACAGCGCAGGACTATGAGCAGATCAAACACCTCATTAAAGAGCTCTCGGAAGACAAAAATGTGCAGTTAGTGCTGATGGCAATTCCGCCTGACCACGAGAATAGAAAAATGGTGCGCAAAGCGTGGAAAAAAGAAATCGCCTACTGGGACTCTATAAAATGTGAGTGGCATCCACCAGTGCCGGTGAAGGATTATATGGCGAAGTTGAATGACTTGAAACTGGATATTATGTTAATCCCACGGCTGGATAGCTACTTCAATCGGTGTAAGTCAAATGTGAAATTCTTGGAAGCGAGTATGTGTGGTATTCCAGTCGTCGGGCAAGGGTTTGACGATGGCAAGTCGCCATACCAAAAGGACGAGCATATTACTGTTGCCTTTGACGAAAATGATTGGCGCGAGAAGGTCTATGACCTTGTGAATAATAAGAGAAAACGTGATACAATAGGGGCAAACGCCCGTCAATACGTAATAGATAATTACGACATAAACAACCACAAACATGAGTTCAGAGACGCATATCAAGGAGTATAAGTTTGATGATAAGGAGCTGATGAGTGAATTGGAGGCGAAGAATAAGGAAGTCGAGAAAGGACGTAAGCTAAACCGCAAGATTCAGGAGTTTCAAAACCAGCTTAATCAAGTCGGGCATAAGGTTCAGCAGTACAAGGATAAGATCGTTCCGATGTTCAATGAGCGTATCAAGCCCCAGATTGAGTTAGGTGAGTTTGAGGAAGTAACACAGGTTGAAAAAAAGAACGGCAAGGTGGTGGTAACAGTGGTCGATAGAATCGAGGAATACAAAAAGATGTATCGTGAGGACAAGAAAAAGCAGGAGGACAACCAAGACGACACTGACGTAAAACAGGATGAAAATGACTAGGGTACTCATCACAGGCGCAGGAGGCATGGTCGGAAGTGAGGTATTGAAATATCTCCACGAAACTACTGACTGGGAGTTTGTGTGTGTTTGCTCGTGGAAGCACAAGGGCACTCCAGAGAAAGTTATCAAAAGTGAGAGGGTAGAAGTCATTACACACGACCTCATATCGCCTCTCACGGCTCGCACAATCGCTCACATTGGACACATTGACTACATATTGAACATTGCCTCGGAAAGCCACGTTGACCGCAGTATCGAAGACCCTGTGGGCTTTACGCAAAATAACGTCAATTTAGTATTAAATATGCTAGAGCTGGCACGGGAGCTTAAACCTAAGAAGTTCATTCAGTTCTCAACTGACGAAGTTTATGGAGTAGCACCTGAGGGCACTGACCACGCAGAATGGTCGCCTATCGTTCCAAGTAACCCGTATGCGGCTTCAAAGGCGGCACAGGAAGCTATTGCCGTATCCTACTGGCGCACCTACGGCGTGCCAGTGGTGATTACGAACACGATGAATATCTTTTCCGAAGCACAGGATTGGGAGAAGTTTATTCCACTGTGTGTGAAGAAGATTATGAACGGCGAGAAAATTACTATCCACGGCACGCCTGACGGCAAGCCCGGGTCTCGTTACTACATCCACGCACAGCAAGTAGCGGAGGCACTGAAGTTTATTCTCGATGAAGTGGATGTGCCATTGTATCCAGATGCTGAACGACCTGAACGCTTGAACATTGTCGGTGAGGAAGAGGTGGATAACCTAACGTTGGCGCAAAGGGTAGCTGATTACTTAGACAAAGATTGGGACTATGAGGTGGTAAGTTGGCATGGAAGTCGGCCGGGGCATGATTTACGGTACGCTCTCGACGGAAGCAAGCTCGCAAACTACGGATGGAAACCCGAAAACACAATGAGCACGAAACTGAAAGAAACTGTTCTAGCATTAAAAGATATGATATAATATAGATACCGAAGCACGGCTCACTACATACTTTGCGATTTTCTGACACCTCCAGTGAAAAAGCAGGAATGCTTCAGTCGTGCGAATCTATCGTTTTTGGCGACAACTACGGAGCGATTACTGACAACAGCGATCTGCTCGCTACCTTTACCCGCAACATAAACCGCGGGTTGGATAGGTTTGTCTCTCTTGTGCTCCAGTACGATAACCGCTGGGAGTTTGATGACTCTAACTACTCAAACTTTCCTATCGGCACGCGCGACCTCTCCTCAGGGCAACAGGACTACACATTCAATGACGAACACCTCAAAATCCGCGCCGTTGAAGTGAAGCGCGAAAACTCTGATGATTGGGACATACTTCATCCTATTGACCACGAGGAGATAAAGCGAAGCTCACGCTCTATCACTGACTTCCAAGAGGACAGCGGTATTCCGACGTGGTATGACTTGTACGCTAACTCACTCTGGCTCTATCCACCGCCAAGCTACAACCGTACGGGCGGGTTAAAGGTGTATTTCCAGCGCCGAGCGGAATACTTTGAGACAACCGACCAATCAAAAGAACCCGGCATTAACGAGCTATACCACGAGTACCTTGTGTACTGGGCGTGTTATCAGTACGCCTTTCCGAAGCGTATGGAAGTGGCAAGCACGCTTCGAGAGGAAATAGTGGCGTGGGAGGAGCGCATTAAAGAGGATTATCAAAAACGGAATAAGGATTGGCGACCAAAGATAACCGCCAAGCCAAACCCGAACCGCACTGTTAAATCAACTGCGGGATTAAGACGACACATATAATATGGATGTACTTCAAAATACATATTTCAAAACGCTACTGGACGCAAACATTGACCACGTCAATGACGACATTAAACTTGCTTTACTTTACAGCAACCACACGCAAGATAAGGATACGCACGAATTCTTTGACGATGTAAACGCAAACGAGGTGTCGGGCACGGGTTACACCGCAGGCGGGCAGTCAATCGCCAACACCTCAACCGCAGTGGACGACACAGCAGATGACGGAACATTTGACGGAGATGATGTGGTATGGAGTAACGCCTCTATCACCGCCCGATACGGAGTAGTGTACAAAGATACAGGAGATAACAGCACCTCTCCCATCATTGGCATATTTGACTTTGGACAGGATTTCACGGCAGCAGCAGGTGACTTCACCGTGTCTTTTAACTCAGACGGCATAGTCGTAATCAGCTAATATGGCAGTTAGTTTTGAAAGCATAAGCACCGCGTCAGACACAGATGTGTCCTCAATCACGGTCACGCATCCCTCGGGTCTCTCGGAGGGAGATGTGATGGTGGCGGGGGTGGCGTACCAAGGGGTGTTTTCTTCTGTGAGTTCAGACGACGGGTTTACCGAGCTAGAGGAGATATTTTTTGAGGATACTAATGGATTTCAAGGCGATGTCTGGATAAAAGAAGCAACCTCATCTGATGTTTCGAGGGGTAGCTCGTCGTGGTCGGGACTGGACAGTACAGACAGCGTAGCGGCGTATATTATGCGTATATCCAGTGCGGCGGTCTCAGAGCAACGGCGGAGTAATTCTGATAATACAAACGCTCCTGTTTCATCACCGGTAACCCTCAGTGCAGGTGTGACTCCGCAACAGCCCGATAGTATTCTTATCTTTACTGCCTTCGCTTCGCCGTCAGACTCGATGAGTGGATATTCAATCGCAACTGATGACCCGACGTGGACAGAGCGTGCTGACCTTGAGGGGGACTCGGCAACAGGAGCTGATACACGAATCGCCGTAGCAACCGCTAACCGCTCTGAGACGACCAGCACGGGAGATGTGACATTTTCGTTTTCAGGTAATGCAGACGGCGCGGGTGCGGTGCTTGTGTCACTGGTAGAGAAAATAGACGCAACGGTGAATGTCGGAGTGCTAACCGCAGATGCGTCCCTTAAATCATCGACACAGTCAGGCAAGGCGAGTGTTACAACAGGTAAACTCACGGCGAGTGCATCAATTAAAGCAACCAGCCAAACAGCAGGCACTAATCCGTGGAGTAATCAGTCCCGAAGTACGGGTAACTGGAGTAATCAGACCAAAAGTTAATGGACTACGACGAATTAGTACAACTTGTGGAGAGCTTAGAGAAACGCATACAAGAGCTTGAAAATCGCTCATCAGATAAGCTCTCGGAGGCGGTGAAAAAGTCCCTTATTCCCACGACAAGGGTAACGGACAATTTTGCTAATGTAGGAGAGGAGTTCACCGACAGCAACGGAGACACAGTGGAGGTAGAAAAGAACGTGGATTTTGATGTAATGTTAGAAATTGAAGCCCAAGGCCAGAGGTGGCTTGTAGGCGCATATAAAATACAATGACCCGAGTAGAAATACCACAATCATCCCGCCAGTACATCCAGAGCAATCAGGGGCAGGTGCTGAGCAACATCACAGGAAACGTCAAAGCGACGTATGGGGTTGATAGTGTTACGAACTTCGGTAAGTTACGGGGAAACAAGCGGATGTATGCGGTGACTGATGAGAGTACGATCGAGGAGCTAGCGGCGGGAAGTCCACGTATTTTAGCCATAGAGCGTCCGTTTGCCTCAGGGGACGAGGGAAACCGATATGCGGCTATTGGCACGGAGCAGAACTCAAACACTCACGGTCTCATCTACCAGACAACGGGCGGGCTAGACCCGACGGCGGCCTTTGATAATGAAGTAGAATTGGACGGTGGGAGTGACGGGCCGCTTGCGTCAGCCGCTGACGCTATTATTTTCAATAATAAACTCTATACGGTCGTAAAAGAGGACATAAACGAGTTTCAATTTGAAGGAGGAGGAAATGATATTGACTGGTTTACGAATGTGGTAGGGGGCTCCGCGCTTCAGATAACGGACGGTGATGGGAATGTGGTAACTCATCCGCTTGGAAGAACACAAGGAGGAGGAAATGAATTCTTACTCATCGCTGACAAACATAATGAAGTGTACACAGTGGATGAGAGCAATAATCTTGATACACCGAATGCGAAGTTTGCTTTATCGCTTGACCCAGAAATACAAATAACGAAGTTTGTTCCCACTTCAAACAGAGTGTACATTCTCACCCGCAATAAAAATGGCGGTGATGCGTTTATCTACGAATGGATAGTCGGAAACACCGGAACAAACGGCAACGGGCTGGCTAACCGAGTGTATATTATTCCGGCGGAGGGTGCGCTTTCAGGCGTGGAACTAAACGATGTGCCGTATGTAATGTGTTCGGACGGCGCGATACGAGCACTCACGAGTAGAGGGTTTGAGGTAGTAGCGGCTCTCCCGACGTACTATAAACAAAAAGAACTGATAAATAGCACTCAAACATTTTCAAACTTTCGTTTTATTCACCCGAACGGAATGGACGTGGAGAAAGGGAACATCTATATGCTTCTGGATACTCGACTGGAAGGAGGCGGGTACGACGAAGACACGCCCGCCGGTATCTGGATGTATGACCCCGACCGAGGAAGTTTAGAGCACCACGCCTCACTGGGGATAGCAGACGGCACTGACCACGGACAGGCGCAAATATCCATTGCCGGAGCCCTTTTGGCAACCGGTAAACAGAAAGGGCGGTTCCTTGTGGGGGCGGCACACTTCCCCACTTCAAGTCAGGTAACCTACTCAAAGACGAGTGAAACGGATGATGCGATTGATAACACGGAAGACACCGGTGGGATTTACGTACTGGATGATGTGGGGAGCTTTGACCACGTTTCCCGAATAACTTACCCGCAGTTTCACTCTTCAAATGTTAAAGATGACTGGAATGCATTTGCCCTGCAGTACGAAAAGATGTCAAGCGCGTTTGATGAAATTGTGGTAAAATGGAGGCAAGAGGAAGTTGACTCGGTCACGGCGGCTATATCGTGGACAACAGCTAATGAGTTTGACGTAACCGCCGACCTCTCCAATTTTGAAGTGGGGGATGAGGTGTTTATCACCCAAGGCGACAATGCCGGTATCTCCGCTCACATTACCGGTCTCAATAACACAAGTGGCAATAACTACAAAGTCACGTTAGATGAGTCCCACGGGGCGAATAACGACAGCTCACGGGCGGTGTTTGAGAACTACAAAAAACACACGTCATTGTCAAAGCTCCAAGCTCAGGTTACCAATCTTCCGTCAAAGCCCGAGCCGTGGATACAGATACGCTTAGAGCTGAGAGGAAGCGGAGACCGTCCGGAGGTCGATCGGCTTTTTATGAATTCAAAGACCAACCAAGAGATTTAACATGGTAACGCGCATCACACAAGAGGAACAAAAACAGGCAGGGTTTGACGACCCGCGGGGGTTTTCTGAGGCGTTGACCGACGCACAGAATGCGCTGGACGAGACCGTACCGACGTTTGAGCCGGGTGACTTGACCGCTTCGCAGGAACCTACTGTCCCCGACCAACAAAACAGCGCACGAGTGGACGAGGAGCTTGCTAGAGCAGACCGTATTGAGCAAGAGTTTGGAAGACGGGCTGAACAGGCGGCTGAAAGTGCCGTAAGTGAAAGACGAGACCGAGTACAGGATATTGTCGGCAATCTTCGTGAGCTTCAAGGACAGAAACAAGAAGCACTCGTACAAGAAGAAGAACAGCGTGGACTCCCCGAAAAGCAGGAGCGGTTAAATGAGGTGGAGGAAGAAATTGCCACAATGCAGGCAGCGCATCGTGAGCGTGTTAACCAGATCGAGACCCGTGCCGGTGCGACTGGCTCGCAAGTTCGCAACCTTGTCCAAGCCGAGAACCGCCGTCACGCTTTTAATCTTGCCAATCAGGAGATAATCCGAGATGCGGTATCAGGGAGTATTGAGCGAATTAAAAATGCCGCACAGCGTAAAGTTGACCTACAATTTGAAGGGCAGGAACAGGAAATCCAGCTACAGAAAGACTTTTTGGCTGATAACCGTCAGCTCTTAAAAGAAGCTCAGCGTGAAAGATTAAACCAAGAAATCAAACGCCGTGAACGCCGCTTCAAAACTCAGAAGGAAAAAGCACAGACCCTCGAACAGCAAAAAGCAGACATCATCGCCGAAGCCGCCCGTAACAATGCTTCAAACGCTACTCTAGCCAGTATCCGAGACGCGGAGACCATTGACGAGGCGTTTGCAAGGGCGAGTGGGTTCTTAGACCGAGGAGCACGGGCGCAGGCAAACTTTGAGGCAGCGCAGGAGGAGGAACAAACAGAAGAATCCACAAGGGATGAAATACAAGACAATAGAACATTTAGCCTTGCTGGTAGTCTTGAAATAGATGGTGTGGGGCAAAGTACAACCGCAGAATTACTTGGTCTTACACAAGATGACCTGAAGAATGTTCACGATGCACTTCAGGAAGGACTGTCTATTGACCAAATTGTGCAGGCTTCTGATCTTACTTTCGAACAAGCAGAATTTCTAAGGCAGAATGCACAAAATATAAAAGTAGAAGGCGAAAAACGTGAGGTGCGTTCACTAGAGGAAGTAGCTGACAAACTTGGTGTGACGACAAGAGATTTGAATAAAGGTTTGGTGGCCTCAGGTATGAGTTTGGAAGAGTTTATGCAACTATCGGCACAAGAGCAACGCACTTTTATATTTGGTGAGCAGTCATCGTCTAGTCGTCGTGAACCATAGTTATGCCAGTCGCATCACCTGAGAAAATAAAACGAGCTGGGCAACAAAGTAGAGTTCCTCAGCCAGAACAGATCTCTGGGGAAGCTCAACAAAATCGTGAGCGGCTAATTCAACGTGCTGAGATACAGAGACAGCAGTCTCTTATTCCGGAAGAACGAGAACGACAAGTACAACAGCAGTTAGAACCGTTTACTCAACAGCTCCAGCAACAAGCACGGAAACAGGGTGTTGATTTACCCAAGCGGGAGGCACGCAGAATTGCACTAGAAAATATACAAGTGCCAGACCCGACATTTCCTGTAGGAGGACAAACCCCAGACCCACAAGCAATTAGACAACGCCAGCAAGCAAGAAGAGCGCAAGAGGCCATAACAGGCACCCGTGAAAGACCGGGGGTAAGTGAACCAGCTGGAGAAAGACTAGAGCAGTTTGAGCCGCAGACTCAAATAGGAGAAGCTCGCCAGCTAGGGCGTGGATTGGCACGGACTCTTGGCAGGGTACCAGGGGTAGGGGAGATTTTACAACAAACCACAGAGCAAGTTACAGAAGGATTGTTTGGCACAGGAAGAACAGGGCGAGATATTAGAACTGGAGAATTACGGACTGATGAGGGTCTGATTGGATTTATTCGTAATTTCGCGCCTTTCGGTACACCTAAAACTACTCAACAAAGAATAATAAATCGTCAGCAGGCTTTAGAGGAACAAGGGCTAAGCCGGGCGGAAGCTCAGCAAAAAGCGACCCTTGCGGTACAAGCCGGTACGCCTTCTTTTACGGATATTCAAATAGATGATGAAGGACGACCGCAAATCAACTTCAATCAAGAACAGGCGCAAGAAACTTTAAACCAACTGGGTGTCTCTGAAGAAGAGCAAAAAGCATTAAGATTTGAGGATGTGTTGGACACAGTGGATAGGAGTCTTGGAGCGTTAGATTTTATCGGTCTTGGCGTAGCGAGTCGTGCTGGTCGCTCGACCTTTCAGCGTATAGCTCGTACTACGAGTAGGGATAGTATACAAAAAATTCTTAAAAGCGAGTTTCCTGAGTTTTCTGGGGAAGGTCGACGAGTTTTAGCAGAGGGGTTACGAGTAATTGATGATGCTGATGATGTGCAGAGGGTTATAAATCGTGCTCAGTTTCAACTTCGTGCACCGTCCGCGGTATCAGATGATGCTCTAGAACAGCTCCCTAACCGGCAACAGATAGAAAACAGCACTGGGAGAGATATTGTGAAAAAGGCAGAGCGTTCACCTGATGTAGATGATTTCACACGCTCACTTACTCGAACTGAACAGAGCCGTTTAGATGATACAGGACTCGATCCGGAAGATGTATTTAACCGTGCTCAACAAACACGGCGTACACAAGATGTTGCTTCTCAGCAAGAGAATCAGCAAATAGATCAACTCTCCGACCAACAGATAGCCCAACAGTTTGATATCCCTGAAGAAACCGCGCCATTTGCTCGTGAAGTGAGAAAGTTTGATAGTGCGGAGGAGTTTGTGAAACGAGACATAGATTTGTTGGGTACACCAAACGTATGGGAAAGACCCGATATACTACGTCAAGCTGTAAAAACAAAAGAAGGGGCAAAAAAAACACGGCAAGGATTTATTAAACAGCGTGCGAAAGCACAAGAAAACATTGAGGCAGCAGGTGGAATAGAGAATGCTGCGACTAGGGATATTATTGCAGATAAGGATGCGAAAAGAACACTAAAAGCCATTGCGGAGATTGAAGATGATTTACCCACTCAAGATGAACTCACCGACCTCTTCAACAAAGTAAAACAAGCAGAGGGGCAAATCCAGCCAGACCAGCAGAACCCGGGTTCTCTAGTTGCACAACAACGAGCGGGTGAACGTATTGTAACGCCGGAGGGGAGGCGCTTTCAGGAAACACAAAAAGATGCTGTTCGAGAGCAGGGTTTCTCTGATATCAGAGAGATTGAAGACATAATGAAAACCCCGGTAAAGACGGGCAACACAACACCAAGCTTGCGCCAAGCAATGAAGAATGAAGGGATGGACCCGGCAACAACTAGGTTCGGCACCACTCCCGTCACAGACATTGCTGGAGTACACAAGTTTGACCTAGAAACAGCTAAAGATATCCGAGGAGGTAACACAGATTTACCGGATGGAGTTGCTACTCGCATATTGCAAGACGGAGAAACTCATCGTCCTGCGGTGCGAAAATCAGGTGTATTTGCAGAGAAAGAGTTTGCAGAGCACGAGTTTGTTGACGCAACGGGTTTTTTGGGTGGTCAGAGCTTTAATCTCCGTGACCTGGCATTTACGGTGGACAATATCACCGCACAACAAGCTGCTGACCGCGGTTCGTGGGGGCCGATGGTATATATGCAGTATGCGGTACGACAGGCTGACGCTACGAAGGACGCGTGGGGGGCAGAGCGTTCACAAATGATTCGAAATATTCTCCAAGAACGAGGCATCAAACTGAACAAAAAAAATGGTCGTCAGGTCACGTTAGCATTATGGGGAGTGGATAATCAAAAACTCCGCGCTGGACAAGTTGATGAGGCCATTGAGGAAGTGATGAAAAAGATAGAAATTTCCGAGAAAGCAAAAAAGAAAATTAGGGGAAAACTTAAACGAGCCGCAAAAGGTGGAATCTCTGACAATGTGATGGAGGTCGCACAGCGTGATATACGGGCTCAACTAGATGAGTTGCGTGATGAGGCAAACATCGTACGGCGCGAACTTGGTAAAACAGAGATAGGATTTGTTGAAGACTATGGGCCGCTTATGCAACGTCAGAGCTTCTGGAATCAGATGCGGGCGGACCCACGGACTGAAATAACGGATAACTTTGATTTTGTTATTCCAAACGCTAAGAAAAACCCGCACGCCGTCCCTCGCGAGGGCGGGCTTGATGATGTAAATATTGATGCTTTTGAAACTTTGGGAAGATACATTGATAATATCTCCAATGACATCTTTATTGCGCCTCAGATTGAGAAACTGAAAGCGGTACGCGAAGTATTGAAGGGGCGTGGACTCCCCGGAGCGTCACGAGCTATAGACAGTATTATTCGGCAAAACATAGTTGGCCAACCGGGTCCTATTGATTCCTTACTTGGTTTTCGCAAAGGCACGAAGAAAAGTATTGCTCTTAATAAATTCGTTCAAGCTCGAAGCGCAGCCGCATTAGGAGGTAATATTGTATGGACGGTGTTTGTGCAACCTGCTAGTTTAGCGATGCTTACCCTCCCTCGTTTAGGGGGAAGAGGAATTACTGGTTCGTTTCGTGCTGCAGGTAGCTTGTTTGGAGGTTTGGTGGATTTCATTGGTAAATCAAAAGTCAGAACGCGAATAAAAAATCGTCCAGTTATTGCTTCTAAAACTAGAGGTGCGTCAGTCGGCATGAGCGGGGCTGGAGATCTAGATAAAATGGCAGGAAAAATTCAAAGGGGTAAAATTGAAACTTACAATGACTTTATAAACAAACTTGCTGACGCAAATGAATACTGGCTGACTGGATCATCTGTTTCGGCTGGGTATAGGGAGGCGGAGAAACTCGGATTGAAGGGGCGAGATGCTGATGTGTTTGCCGACTGGATTGGTGGGGCAACACAATCTGAATACAACCGCCTAGGTCGTCCGCTTTTCTTAAACAACCAGACAGTTCGTGCAGTATTTCCATTTCAGACATTTGCCTTTGAGTTTTACCGGTATGTGAAAACGCTTCTTGGTGCGAAGGGAGGGTTGCCGTTAGAGAAGAGTAAACGGGTGAATCAAATTATTTTGTTAATAGCTGGAGCATACTTGTATAACCAATACTCAGAAGCAACTACTGGACGTAAACTTACTACTCCAGGTTCAGCTATCCCACTTGTTGGAGGAGAAGTAGACCGTCTTGTTGATCAATCGAAAGGTGCACTAGGTTTTTCAACGAATCAGCAGCGAGGATTCGGACGATCCCCGGTTGCGCCTTTTGAAGATGTACGGAGATTTATTGGCGCAAGTGATGCATACGTGAATGATAATAACATCCAGCCCCTACGAAAAGAGCTTACCCGTTGGGGTATGGGGTTTAGTAATATGCACGGTGCGGCAACCGTGGGGCGGTTCGTTGATGGTATGGTTGCGAATGTTAAAGGCGCTCAGCTTACCAAGGGGGGTAACTTTGCGTTCCCGGTCACGGGGAGTGATAAATGGATTGCGCCAATTCTTGGACCGTACAGCACACAAGCGGGGAAACAGTATCTTAATGAGAGACGAAAAAAGGAAAAGCAAAAGGCAAGTGTACGGCCAGTATATGATCAAGCACAAGAAATGCTGGAGCAAGGTAAGGACGAGCAAGCGCAAGCTCTTGTAGATTCATTGTCTAAAAAAGAATGGCAGACCTACCAGAATATAAAACAGGCAGAGCGTGCTCGTAAAACGGAAGATCTGAAGGTGGAAATATTGCCAAAATTTCAGAAAGCGCAACAACTAAAGGAAGAGGGTAAACGAGATGAAGCACAAAAAATTGTTGATAATCTTACGGAGGAAGAATGGAATGCATATCAAAAACTCAAAGATCAAAATGAAAAATTTGAACAAGCGCAAGCAGGAAATATCCCAACATTTGGAGACGGCGACCTCACTACAGATGACAATATTATTGAGTTAGTAACTGTTTATGCTGACGCGGTTGGGACTGACCCTATTTCGGCGTTTCAAACAATGTTTACCAGTGAGCAGTTGAGGAAAGTAGAAAATGATACTGTCATCTTCGAACGGGCACCGTTACAAGAAACACAAGAAATCCGCCGAGAGCTTGCGGACGATGTAAGTCAATTAGATCAAATGAGGTTGGATCATAGTGTACCACTTCAACTTGGCGGTGACAATTCAAAAGATAACCTTGAACTGGTGCCGGTTCAGTTATGGGAGTCATACACCCCTGTTGAAAACCACTTAGGGCGATTATTGAGAGACAGTAAAATCTCAGGTGAGGAGGCGCGAGAATTAATAACAGACTTCAAGGAAGGCAGAATAGATGCTGATGAGATAATGCAGCGCTAATCAGTTATGAAAGACACAAAAAATGCAACCCCAAACAAAAATCCGAAGGTAGCTAAATATGCCCACAAAGGAAAGGTGTCTGTTACTGGTTCAAACCCAATCATACCCCCACTTATACACCCCGCCCAGTGAAATGTCAACGCAAACATGTTATAATGTAATCACCGAAGCACGGTCTCCTACTCATGGCAGATTTTGACCAAATAAAAAAGGAGCTTGACTCCATAAAAAAGACCATAAAGCGAGAGAACGAACCTATCTCAGCACAGGAGTTTGTTGATGTGCTTTCAGAGGTGGTAAGTGTCGTCGTGGCGTTTGAAAAAAACACTAAACAGAGTGTTGATACAGAAAAACAAACCCTTGATGAGAAGAAACAGGAAATAGAACGCCGTGCAAAAGAGGTTGAAAATCGTATTGAAGAGCTGGAACGCCAGCCGGGACCACAAGGAGAAAAAGGCGACAGCCCCTCAAAAGAGCAAATTGTAGCAATCGCACGGGATGCACTGGATGAGCTGAAAAATGAACTTCGCGGAGAGGACGGGCGTACTCCCCAGAAAGGCGTGGATTTCTTTACGCAACAGGACATCCAAGAAATACAAGACCGTACGCTGACAGATGTTCTCTCACAAGTAACCGCGCCGGACATTTCAAACAGTGTGGCACGCGGGCTCGAAGGGCTTGAAGGCGACGAGCGTCTTGATTATGAAGCATTGAAGAACAGACCGAGCTTAGACCAGTCAGTAGCACGAGTGCTGAGCCAGCAAGGAAACAGAATAACAGGAGGCGGGATGCTCTCCGTGTTTGATAGTAATGGCAAAGTGGGCAGTGGTACTTCTATTAAGTTTACTGGGTCTGGCGTAAATTCCGTGTCACATGATGGGCACCAAGCAACGGTTGATATTTCAGGCGGCAGCGGCGGCTCAGCAATCACACTTGACCTCGGAGATGACGGCGCAAATGAGTCTTCTGGTCTCACTGAAATAGCCACCACAAACGACACTAACAACATCGTCACCGAACCGTCTGCCGACAAGATGCTCATTGACATGAGCAAGAACTGGCCGACAGCAGACGATGTGCCGGATAGCGCAGTAGACCATGACCAGACAACAAATTTTGTTTCAAATGAGCACATAGATCATACCTCGGTCTCCATAACAGCTGGTACGGGTCTCTCCGGCGGCGGGGACATTTCGTCTAGCCGGACGCTGAATGTCGATAACTTGAATACTATTCCGGACGGTCTTACATCCGGCTCCGTTGTGTTCTCAGACGGTACAAATCTCTCCGAAGACAACTCCAACCTCTTCTGGGACAACGGCAATAAACGGTTGGGGATCGGTACCAGCTCACCCGATTCCCGCCTCACCGTCGAAGACGACTCCACCTCCGCCTTTAATGTCCGCAACACCAGCGGACAGAACCTCATCGAAGCCGACACGACGAACGGGAAGTTTGTGGTCCGTCAGCCCGGCGGGACAGCAGGGACGGATGAGGTGCAGATTAGTCATGACGGGACAGATGGCTTCATAGATGTAGGTTCTGGAAATCTAAAATCAAATAGTATTATCACCTCTGACACTGGCGGCTCTGATGTCGCAGTTGGGGCACGCGAAAATTCTTCGAGCTGGGCAAAGCTGAGTGGCGGCGGTCAGGTTAAAACCTTTACTTTTGCAAACGGGCAGAGTTTCTCTATCAAGGAGGCAAGTGCAGGTGATATTGATACTACGGTAGGGACGCACTATTTGACGGTAAAATCAAGTGGTAACGTGATGATGTCAGGCGATTCTAAGAACGATACACCTAACGCGCAACTTGGTGTCACGACTGATGATTCTTCCCAGCCAACCAGCATCTTCAAAGGCGCCTCCTCCCAAACCGCCAACCTTACCGAGTGGCAGGATACTGGGGGGAGTACCCTTGCAAGTGTTGACGGCAGTGGCAATATATCCGCCAACAACATCACTGGAGGTGGCACTAACCTCGAGACCGAGTTTTCCAAGTCAATCACCATAGAGAGTCCGACTGCATCGGAGGATATTTCAATATTCGAGACCGGCAAGGCAATCACCATTACCGAGATACGGGCTGTCATTCGCGGGTCTTCTACGCCTGACGTGACATGGACAATCCGTCACAACACAGACCGCTCGGCGGCAGGAAATGAAGTTGTTACCGGTGGCACTACTACTTCATCTACTACCACGGGTGATACAGTAACGACGTTCAACGATGCTGATGTTCCTGCCAATAGCTGGTTGTGGGTGGAGACAACTGCCACTTCTGGGACTGTTGACGAACTGATATTAACTGTGAAATACACGATAGATTAGTATGGCATTCCCTGGAGATTATAGTAAATGGCAGGAAGTAACGGTCCAATCCTCACAGGTTGACGCTGACCTAACTGATTTTCCGATTTACGTTGACCTCGCTGACCTTGCGAAGGCGGGTTCAGATATCTTTGATACCGCCAAATCAGATGGCGGGGATATTCGGGTTACGAAAGATGACGGTACAACCCAGCTCGCACGGGAAGTGGTCTCAATTGATACAACGGCGGAGACAGGTGAGCTTCACGTGAAGTTTAGCGGGACTCTCTCTTCGTCCTCAAACACCACAATCCGTATCTGGTACAACGGGTCTGATTCGGAACCTGCTGCTGACTCTACTTATGGGAGTGAGAATGTGTGGAGTGATTATGAGTTTGTCAGTCACGACGGTGGTGGGGCGGATAGTACGGGTAATCACTCACCAAGTGCTAATGGCGGCATTACTGCTAACGGAGTAACAGGTCAAATTGGAAATGCCACTGATTTTGATGGCACTGATGACAACTTCGATATAACCAACACAAGTGTAAACACTGGCGATACTGGAGAAGATTTGACTGTTTCACTTTGGTTTAATGGCAGTAATGTTGGTGATGAGAAGAGTGCATTGGTTGACAATGCAGATGGAATAGATGGTAATTGGGTGTTTCTTCTTTTTTTTAGTAACTTATGGTTTCGTACTTTCGGAGGAAGTAATGGGGGTAGTAACTCATCGGTTTCTAATGGTTCATTTATTCATACGGCGTATGTTTGGGATGTGGGGACAGGTGGCAACCTGTATATAGATGGTTCATTAGATAAGAGTGACAGTAATACAGATACAAGTACTGGACAAGCAGATATAAAAATCGGCGACGCGGATTCAGATGGTGACCCATTTGACGGTATTATAGATGAGGTGCGAATGAGAAACTCCCTCCTCTCCTCCAACTGGATTTCCACCGAATACAACAACCAAAACAGCCCCTCTACGTTTTACAATACGAGTGATGAGAAGACGACGTCATCGCGTCGTATATTTAACGTAGCATGATGTAATTATTATTTAAGACGATAACTAATCATATATGTACACACTAACAATAGACCCAAAAGAAGCAACGTCAAAGGAGACAGAAAAGGTAATGCTTTCTGCTGCCAAAGCTGCGGGTTGGCGGGAGGAGATAAAGAACGTCGTGCAGGAGGACGGCACGCTCCTTGACCCTGAAAGCGAGAAGGGCGCGATGATAGCAAATCCAAAAACACCTGAGCAAGCTCTCGGCGAGTTCTTTTCTCGGACGCTCATAAACCTAGCTAAATCACACGACCCGGTTGTGGAAGCTGATGAAGTGCGCAAAGCAAAACAACAAGAAATTGATGAAATAGCTGACAAGATGACGTCATGGGTAAGCAAAAGCTAGGTTGCTCTTTTCTGCCCCGCTTGCCCGAGAAAATCGAGCGGCATTGCAAGGAGCACGATAGGGTGTACCGAGAGGGCGGCAGCCAGTGGAAGCGGGTCAAGGCGGATGTGCTACTTGGCTGGAATGTGGGGAGAGAGGGACTGCACTGGGTGCCGCTGGGTGTTATAATGACAGTAGCAACATTACTATTAGGTTGGATTTTTTATGGTAAAAGACGGAATAGGAAAAGAGGACGCAAAGCAAGCGGTGAGTGACCTTTATCGGGTCGCCCGCCAAGCACAGGTTTCGGCTGACGTACACGAGCAGGTTGCGCAAAAGGCGCAGGAATTACTGGAATACATTGAACCGAAAAAAGAAAAATGATCGAGGCATTTCTCACGGCAATTCAGAATAACTCAGTAAGCTCTGTACTCGGTATAGTGTGTGTGGCGCAGTTTTTGGTTCTTGTGTATATGGGCAAGTATCTTATGCACAACACTGTTCACAGTGATTATTTCTACACGATAGCCAGTAAACTTGACAACATTATAACCACAGTACAGGACACGAACATTCGTGTAGATGAACATAATCGACGATAGGTATGGATATTATATTACTAGCAATAGCATTTATTTCTCTTTTCGCGTGCCTCCACGCGCTCCAGCTCATAAAGCACGCTCATAAACCCAGAAATGGGGAAGAGAGAAAATTGCGTGAGATAAACGAAAAAATGAAATTATGAAATTCAAAGACCATAAAAAAACAATTACCTCGCCGTTCGCTGATGAGTCATCCTATCGCAAATGGACACACACGGGTATTGACTGGATTGTGGGGTACGGAAACGACGTATGGACGGATAACGCAGGGAAGGTCTATAAGGTATTTGATAAAGACAATCCCGGAGAAACATACGGCTGGCGGGCGGTGTACTTACTGGTACCCAACGGCAAGGAATATATGGAGGTCGTGCTCGGACACTGCAAGGATATATATGTCCGTCCCGGTGATACTGTGGAGGAGGATGAGGTCGTCGGCACCGAGGGAAATTGCTTTGATAAACACACAAAAATTTTGACGGATACGGGTTGGAAATATTTTGAAGATTTAGATAAAACCGAAAAGGTACTAACACTTAACCCAGACACAGGAGGGATGGAATATCATAAGCCCACAGCATATGCCAAGAAAAAATATAATAATATGCTTAGGTATAAAAAGGCTGGGACTGATTTCTGTGTGTCTCCAGACCACTCCATGTATGTCACTACATCGCCAAGAGAACGAAGCGAGTTTCGTTTTGTGAACGCGGAAGACCTTCCAAAGTGGTCGAAGTATCGCAGGCACGGCGGTATTTACAGTGGTCAGGATAGAGACACATACACGATCCCTGAAAGGAAGTATGTGGGCGATAGGTGGGGCACGGAACGCGTCTCTGAAGCGATAGACGTTAATATGGATGACTGGCTTTGGTTTTTAGGGGTTTGGCTGGCGGATGGTTGGATGAATAATGGAAAAGAGAAATTTGTCGGTATTACGCAGTCGTTTAACAACGCTGGGAAGCGGCAAAGAATCGAAGAAATATTAGATAAATTGCCATTTAATTATGATAAAAATGGTGAGGATTATCGTATTAGACCGCTTCAAATATTTGAGGTTTTGAAACAGTGGGGTGTGAAAGACCAAAAGAAAATACCAGATTTTATAAAATACCTGTCACAACGGCAAATCAACATTTTTCTAGATGGATATAAAACTGGTGACGGGTGGAAGCATAAAGGGTCTACTTATTATGTTTTTAACCAAGAGGAAATGGCTGAAGACGTGCAAGAATTGCTGTGCTTGGCTGGGCGTAGCGGGTCGGCGATTAAATATGACCCAACTGCACGTACTACACATCCAGAAATCAATGGGAAACAAGTCGTAGCGACAAAACCTTACTGGATTGTATTAGAACAAAAAAATATCAACGGAAGTATTCGGACAAAGTATATTGAGAAACTTGAATATCATGAATATGCTTATTGTGTCACCGTTCCCAACCACATTATCTATATTAAGCGTAATGGATACCCAATGTGGTGTGGTAATACCGGCCTCGTGTATCAGGGCGGCAAGCAAATAACCCCTGAGATGAGAGAGAACGGCAGTAAAAAGGGGTCTCATGTCCACGAGTCATACCGTCCTGTCATTCGGGTTAAAGAGCGCAGTGACGGGCACTATCTGCGTACCAGAAACGGGCGGTATTACAAAGACAGCGAGGGGTACTTCTACAAAATCAAGCACAACGACATAAAAGGATAC